AGGGTGCATGACGACTTGATCAACAACTTTCGACGGCTACTCCCCAGGAAGAAGGACCCTCACTTTGGTGAGGTTAAGTGGACCCAGTCGGAGATCATGAGCGCTTTCGACGAAGCTTGGAAACAGACCATAACAGCTTTCAAGAAGGTGACAATAAGAATACTTTAACAGGAGGACGGCATGGCGGTTTACGACATCACTAGAAAGGTGATAAGGGGTACACCAACTGCTGCGGCTGCGGCTGTGGAGACGTATCTGGAAACCATTAACGACGCTAAGACTCTGTACTTCTTCGATGTTGTTGGTAACCAGAACTTCGTTACCTACATAATCTTACATGAGGCATAGGAGATAACGATGGCAAACTACAAAATAACAGACAAGGTAATAAGGGGGACACCGACCGAGGTGGCTGCTGCTGCGGAAACCTACCTAGAAACCATAGACAGTACAACTCATGCCGTGGTTAGTATCGACGTGGTTGGTGATAATAGTGGGTGTACCATGATTATCTTACACTTAACCACTTAGGAGCTAACGTGAGACAGCCAAAGAAGCAACGCAAGGATGGCAGCGCGCAGACCCATAGGATGGTGGAGCATATTAGGGTTAAGCAAATCCTTGGGGACGTTTTAGAGCTTGTACTTAGCGCCACGTCACCAGCGCAGCTAAAGAAGGTCCTCAACTCAGCCTCGTGGAGCATTAAGAAAGCGATATTGGTCGAGGCGCTTGAGCTGGGACATATTGAACGAGCCAACAACCTTGCTACTCAGATACTGAATCTTACCGAGGTCAAGGAGAAAAGACTCTCTGGTGGTATCGGTATAGACATAAACCAGAACCTTCAGATACTGATGGCAGAGATAACGGATGTGCCCTTTGAAGCACTCGAACAGAGAGCAAGACAACTTAGAGACGTTAAACTCCTTGGAACTGGCAGTGATAGAGGAGGAGATGAAGCGTCAGAGTCCGGAGAAGTATTATTGGTGGAAGATGGAGCCGTACAGGGATAACCCTATCGCCTTCGTCCGAGAGATGTTGGGCGTGGAGCCTACCGACCAACAGATAGAGGCCCTTAACGGTCTTGCCAATGGTACTCATGTTTCCATTAAATCCGGTCACGGTACCGGGAAAACTGCCTTTTTGTCCTGGGCTATAATCTGGTGGAATTACACTCGTAAGAATGCCAGGATACCCTGTACCGCCCCGACTGAGGCGCAGCTTAAGAATGTCCTCTGGGCAGAGCTTTCGCTATGGCACAATGAGATGGACAAATTCTTCAAAGACATGTTTATGATAACAAGCGATAAGATGTATCATGTTGATCATGATAAGACCTGGTTCGCTGTTGCTAGAACGGCACGTTCTGAGAAGCCTGAGGCATTGCAGGGTTTTCACGGTGAGCACCTACTGTTTATAATTGACGAGGCTTCCGGTGTTGCAGAGGAAGTTTTCACAGTTGTTAGGGGTGCGCTGACCGAAGAAGACAATAGATGTGTTATGACCTCTAATCCGACTAGAACTACTGGATTCTTCTACAACTCGCACAACCTTTGGGAGGGTGATCCATGGGATTGTAAGACCTTTAACGGCGAGGACTCACCCCGTGTTAGTGACCGGTTTGTAAGGGAGATAGCGACTGAGTTTGACGTTGACTCCGACATGTACCGGATCAGGGTCCTGGGTCAGTTTCCGGTTGAGTCAGACTTCACGCTCATACCAAAAGACTGGGTGACGGAAGCGTTCGACCGGCAGGCATCATCTGTTAAACGTCTATCAACTAAGAACTTCGATGCAGCCGGGGTTGACGTTGCCCGGTACGGTGAGAATAAGACGGTATTTGTCCTGGTAAAGGGTGTTACTGTCGTTGGAATAAAGCAGTACCCAAAGCAAAGTACCATGAGGACCGCCGAACAGGTTGTGGCTCTCTGCGGATCGGTGGAGCCTAACGACATTAAGATTGACGAGATTGGCGTTGGCGGCGGTGTGGTGGATCGCGTGGTGGACCAGGGATACCCCGTGACTGGTGTTGATGTCGGAAGGGCAGCGATTGACAAAGACAAGTTTGCCAACCTCCGCGCTGAGTATTACTGGCAGCTAAGGAAGCGGTTCGAGGACGGCGACATATCCTTGGCCCCGCTAAAGAAAACCCTCAACCGCCCAGACATGGTCAAGTTTGTGGAGCAGATTTGTACGATAAGGTACGAGCACAACCCCAGAGGAAAGATAGCAATATGGTCCAAGGAGAAAATGAGGCGGGATGGCCTAAAGTCTCCCGACCTCGCAGATGCACTGATGCTGGCGTTTGCCGACTATTACCCTGAGACATACAAGCCACCGAAGGAGACGGCACTTCAGAAGTGGAGCAAGAGGCTTGAGGGTGTACCGACACAGTACGAAGACCCCTTTGAGCAATTCGCTCAGGAGTTCCACAAGGGGGACGGTTACAGAACTGAAACAGAAACAATAGAGGAGAGAGAGGACGGTATGATATGGAATTAGACTTCTTTTCCTTCACAGTTGGCATGGTAGCTGGCGGTGGATTCTTTGGGTTTGGTCTTCTAGTGGGCATGATCATGAACAGGGACGTGCTCACCAGACAGGTTAAGGACGAGGAATTTGACCCCGATGCTGAGGTTGCCGACGAAGCCTTTTTTGAAGAGCAGTGGTCTGGTGTGGGGGACTTCCCCACGGACGCACAGCTAGAGGACCTTCACAGGCATAGCACTTACTAGAGAGGTGTTACATGTTAAACCCAAAAGAGTTCAGTCAGATGGTAAACGTAGTGAAACCAGGTGACGAACAGTTGTTTGAAAGTCCAGACATCGTGGACATAGTATGTACCTTTTGCAGGGGTAGGGTTGGGTATATTGTCCCATCTGAATGTGATCTCCCCCTGATTGGCAGTATGGTCCACCATCACCGGGGTTGCGAGAGTTGGCAGATGCCACTCCCCATGCACGGGGCGCTTGACTTTATATGTCCCCATGCTGCGGATGAGGGTGGTGATCAACATCTATTCATCGACATCGTCGAGGGGCAGCACAATAATTCTGATACGTTCCTCGACAGTAATCATCAACCGTACCGGGTGGCTCCAGTATCCGGTCAGTGTCCGTGCGGCTGTGGGGGCAATGTGAGGGAGGGCAACAAGTATGCCGAGAACCTTAATTGTTACAGGCGTTCACTGGCAAAACTGAAAGCGGAGATAGAAGATGGCAATAGAGATTCCTAAGGTTGCACAGGCTACCAAGAAGACGGCTGATGGCGCAGTTGCCACAAAGGCTAAAGAGAACATTACGCCAGAAGAGAAGATATTGACCACCTGTATCATCCCTGAGTCAGGGCATGAGAACGTGGGTCACTACTGCTTCTCCACGCTGGGTGAGGTTGTCAAGGATAAGGACAAGAAGAAGCTCCCGTCTAAGTGGTTGCGTAACTATGAACTGTATCGGGCGAAGCACTGGAGGAGTAGCGGCAAGACAAAGCTCTCCACTGTTAACTTAATATGGAACTATATTACCAGAACTGTCAGCCTTCTTACTGACCAGAACCCGACTTTTGACATACATGCAGAGAATGATAAGGTAGCACAGAAGATACATAAGGTAGCCAGGTACTGGTGGAATGAGACTGAGCAGCAGCAAGTATTGGCTGACTCTGTTAGTGTGGGAGAGATTAACGGGTGTGTTGTTGAGAAGACCGTCTTTAATCCAACTCTCAATAACGGTATAGGGGAAGTTGAAACCATTACAGTTGACCCTCACAACTTCGGATTCTGGCCCCTGAACGAGAAACGAACTGAGAAGCATGAGGCTAACCTACACTATTACACCATCCCAGTAAATCAGGCTAGGAGATTTTGGCCTGACATGGCCGACTACATCACGTCCGATAAGCTGTGGCGTGACAAACTTGGCGAGAGCAGACGGGAGATTTTTGGTGGAACCACAACCGCTACCGGGAGGGAGCATGGTGACTTCGGTGTTGATCACGCTACCTATACAGGTAATATAGGGGACCTCACTAGGATAATGGGCGGTGAGGGTGATGTACTGATCCTTGAGTTTTGGGTAAAGGACTTCACCTTGAAGACTGAGGAGGTCGAGCCTGCCAGGATGGAAGCCGACGAGTTCGGTGAGATCACCATGATAGAGGCTGTTACGGAAAAGGTACCCAAGTATCCTGGTAATATCCGGTGTATCACATGCTGTAACGGTGGGGACATTGTACTGAGCGACCGGGGAAACCCCTCAATTAATCCCATGCTCGAACCCGAATTGGCATCCATGACCTACTTGTGGTCGCGGTTTCCCTTCTCACTGACTGCATCAAATAAAGACATAGTCTCTCCGTGGGGCTTTAGCTCTATAGAGCAGCTTGAGATGATGAATTTTGAGATCGATAAATGTCTCAGTCAGCTAAACATCATTAAGGATAAGGCTGTTAGATCACCCATTATAAATCCAAGGAATGCCCAGGTACCCAATTCGGCGTTTACTAACGCGCCAGCAAGAGTGATCAACCCTAAGGATCATATTGTAGGGGCGGCTATTCAGCACATGAAGCCACCTCCGCACCATCGTGATATTGAGCAAATCCTTGGAATATATAGGGAAATGTTCGATAAGATAGCCGGGATTTTTGACATGACTGATCCCTCCATAGCCAAGGGCCGTATGGCATTCAAGACTGTGGCTACCATCATTGAGTCCATGCACACAATGTTGAGGGGTAAGATCAGGGGCTACGGCAAGATGATCAGGGAGAGGGGCCGCATGTGGCTCTCACACGCTCAGAACTGGTACACTGAGGAACGTATGTTCTTCGTCGAGCGCGAGGGTGGCTCCACTGAGGTTGGCGAGATGCTTGGTAAGGAGATGATTATACCGCTACACTTCACGGTGGAAGCGGGATCAACCATGCCGACTTCTAGGCTGCAACAGAGAGAGGAAGCCAAGGAGCTACACAGCCAGCAGGCCATTGACATTAGAGAACTCCTGATCAGGCTTGATTGGCCCAACAGGGAAGAGGTTATCCACCGGATGGAGATGGGCCAGTTTGGGATGCTACTTGAACGTCTTGAAGAACTGGGTGTTAACGAGGAGATTGTCGAGGCGGTTACAAAGATTGCCGAGATGGATGATCAGGAATATAATGCTGCATTGAACCAGATGAAGGAAGTCCAGGCTGACGCTGTTAAGGGCGAGGGCGGTGGCATGGAAAGGAGTCTTTAATGCCGGTATATGATTATAAGTGCAACCACTGTCATGCCATGATGGAAGTCTTCCACAAGATGGCCGAGTCATGGGATGCGTCATGCACTATTTGTAGCGTGGGGAGATTTAAAAAGCAACTATCA